TCTCTTTCCTGCTTGGCTCATGGGCCACAAACCACAGACCAAGATCATTCAAACCACCCACACAGCCGAACTCTCTTACAGATTTGGTCGTAAGGTTCGTAACCTCATGGACAGTGAAGAATACAGATCTGTTTTTACAGAAGTAAAATTATCACAGGATTCCAAAGCTGCTGGTAGATGGGAAACCAACTACGGGGGAGAGTATTTTGGGGCGGGTGTAGGAGGAGCCATAACAGGTCGTGGTGCGGATCTATTAATTATAGATGATCCACATAGTGAACAAGATGCCTTGTCACAAACAGCCATGGACAATGCGTGGGAGTGGTATACCTCAGGTCCTCGTCAGCGTTTACAACCAGGTGGTAGTATTGTTTGCGTGATGACGAGATGGAGTGAAAAAGATTTAACAGGCAACCTCATGCGTGCCATGGGTGAAGTCAAAGCAGATCAGTGGGACGTGATTGAGTTTCCTGCGATCTTACCGAATGATAAACCTGTCTGGCCCAACTATTGGAAGTTAGAAGAACTAGAGGCTGTCAAAGCATCTTTGTCTGAACAGAAGTGGCAAGCCCAGTGGCAACAGAATCCTACTGGTGAAGAAGGTGCTATTATCAAACGAGAGTGGTGGAACGTGTGGGAGCGAAAAGATATGCCTATGTTGCAACACGTCATTCAATCCTATGACACAGCATTTACCAAAAAAGAAACAGGTGACTATAGTGCCATTAGTACATGGGGTGTGTTCTATCCTGATGAAGTTACACCGAATATAATTTTATTAGATCTTGTCAAAGATCGTTTTGAGTTTCCTGAGTTAAAAAAGATTGCCATTGATCAATACAAATTCTGGGAACCGGAGTCCGTGATCGTTGAAGCGAAGGCCTCGGGTCTCCCTCTAATACAAGAATTACGTCAGATCGGTATTCCCGTTATCAACTTTACACCTTCCCGTGGTAATGATAAGTTATCCAGAGTACACGCTGTTGCTCCTATTTTTGAAAGTGGTGCAGTTTGGGTACCAAAAGAACGCTGGGCAGAAGAGATGATAGAAGAATGCGCTATGTTCCCTCATGCGGAACATGACGATCTTGTAGATTCGATGAGCCAAGCATTATTAAGGTTTCGTAAGGGGAACTTTGTATCGTTGCATGATGACTACGAAGATGAGCCCACGGACCACGGACAAACGGAGTATTATTAATGGCGTACAATCCTTTTGATGATGTAATTGAAAATGACCCTGCTTATATGCAAACGGGTGATGAAACACCTTTACCAAAACCAAAAATAGGAATTGATTTTTTAGGGAATAGACAGGAACCCACACGCTCTGTTATTCCTCAAAGACGTGTCAATTATATAGACGATGGTCAATCGGAACGTATGGCCGACATTGCAAGAGGTCCTGTTAATTTTCTCGGAGATTTATTTGCACAAACTATGGGTCGTATTGCAGAAAATATGGTCAACCCTGAAGCGGCGGAAAGAGGTAGACAAAAAAACGAAATTAATAAAGAGATTGCAAATTATTTTGGTGTAGTTCCTCAACAAATTACTCCTGCAATGAATGAAGAATATTTTAAAAAATTTGGAAAAGAATATCAGCAACTTAACTTTCAAGAAGGCATTAACTCAGGATTAAATTTTTTCTTAGAAGATGCCATTAAAGGTTCTCAAGCCATACAAAGTGGTGAGAAAAGATTTACAGACCTACCAGGTAATCAAAAACTAGGTGTTGGTTTACTGCCCTTAGAATTTTGGCTAGGAGGTTTTGGACGTAAGGCTGCTCAAGGAGTAAGCAATGAGGTTTTATCAAAGTATAAAGATATGCCTCTAGGTGAATTAGTTGCTAATCCACAAGCTCGTCAAGAGATTCCTGAAGTTGTAGCAGAAGTAGAAAATCAATATCCTATATTAATTACACAACAACAACGTGTTAATCCTGTTGATGAAACACCAAGTGTTGTAATGGCACCAGAACCAGGAACAGGACTTGCTTCATCAACACCAATCAAACAACAAGTAAAAAATAAAATTACAAATTACTTTGAAAATAATTCTTCACCTACATCAAGGACAAGATTGATGGAAGAGTTAGGTTTGTCTGATAATAAGTCTCTTGTAAAAAGTTTATTCAATGAAAAAACCGGTGATAGTGATTTAAAAAAATATTCTTCATTACTTATGGATGAGGTTGATCTTCGAGCAAAAGAACAACTAGAAGAAGGTTTTAAAAATTTAAAGGATGTGGAAGGTCCTGTTGCAACACAACCCATGGCTGAACTAATGGGTGTTGATAAAACTTTAATCACAAGACATTTAATAAACAATAGAGAAAAAAGTTTAGAAAAAAATATTATTACTGAAGATCAAATAAATTTATTTGAATCTATTTTTGCAAAAGGTCAAGAGGGAAGAACATTACAAAGAGATAAAAAAGTTTCAGAAATGAAAAATGATCTAATTGCTAATCCTGAAAAACAAGGACAGAAAGGAAATTATTATCTTGATAATTATGGTCTTACAAAATCAACACTAAGTATTGCAAAAAACACAGATCCTGAAATTTATGCTCTTACAACAAGAGTCAATAAAAAAGGAGTTCCTGTTGAATTTGGTGACTCAGAGAAAATGTCCATAGGAAAAATAAGAAATATACTAGATCCTCAAGCGGATGATGTCGATGTATCCATAATCACAGATTTATATAGAGGAACAAAAAATATTGAAGATTACACTCCTGATCAATTTTTGGGATTATTTAAAAAACAAAATCCTAATTATAAAAATACAAGATTTTATAAAAATACAAAAAAGGCATATAAAGAACTAGAAGATGACAGATTAAAAGTACAAAACAAAGGTTTTAAATTTTTTGATTCAGTAAGAAAAGATCCAAAGTATGGAAAGTATCTTAAAGATTCAGATAGACTTCAATTTGGCTTTCAAAAAGCGCATGCTTTTCCTATAGATGAAACAACACAAATGAATCGTTTTGAAAATATGGCACAGATGTCTGATATGATTTTTGTATCAGATATGACTAGCAATGTGCGTCTGCAAAATAGATTTGATCCTGATTTAATTGAAATAGCTAGATTAGGTAGTAAAGAAAATATGGATAGATTAGCGACCATTCCAACAAATGCTGACATAAAATTTATGGGCATAAATTTACCAAAGATAATAGAGAGACTTAAAGAGTATGGTATAAATGTTGTACCTGAAGAATTTGAAAATATGAGACAATTAATATTTGGTAAAGACAAAGGTATTGTGGATCAAATAAATAAATTGTATGAAAAGTTTGACACAGGGTCTGTTATTCCAATTGGTAAAACAAATTATGGTTTAGTGGGTAAAAATCCTAAAAAGATTTCTCCTGAAAAAAGATTAAATAATTTAAAAAAAAGATTTATGGAAATATTAGATGATCAAGTTCTTTATGAAAAAACAAATGGTAAAAAAGGTAAACCTATTATGCGTACACCAAAAAAAGATAATATGGAAGGTGGATTCATCAAAGGACTTCAAGACGGTGGTGAAGTCAAACCTGTACGTATGGCCATAGGCGGTGATCCGTTGACCAATCTCAATCAACAACAATTCTCACCCGATCCAGCCTTTGAAGGACAAGATTATTTTCAAGAAGCCGTGGATTCAGGTAATTTACAAGCAGCAAATTTATTAAATCTCTTTAAAGTTTTCAAAAAACCCAAAGCGATGGCAACACCATCTAATGTAAAACAAATAGAAGATGCGAGAGATCCTATACCAGCACCAACAGGTTCACAGGAGATTGCACCGTTGCCTGCAGGAAAACAAGATTTCTTTTTCAAATCATTTTTTCTCGATCAACTCAATAGTCAAAATGCACCGAAGGCTTCAACACCTCAAGGTTGGAGAGAATTTTTAATTAAAGGAAGAAAAGTTCCTGAAGCAGAAATGATAGATACAGGAATTTTGCAATATCTAGAAGATACTGAAAAGTTTTTTCCTAACAAAAAAATTACAAAACAAGATTTAGAAAATCTTTACGACATGTCACCTCTAGGCAACCTAGAAGTGCGTGTAAAAGAAATAAAAGCTCCTGGATTTGATGAAGGTCAATTTACTTTGGATCAAGGACGACCTAGACATAAAGGTGCGGGTAATGCTGCAATTGACGAAGCTGCAGATGAGTATTTTGAAGTTGTAGTTAACGTCCCTCAACTACCCGGACAAGAAAAAGTTTTTGTTAATTCAGGACATTTTTCAGAACCGAACGTTTTAGGTTTCACTCGTGTAGGAACATACAAGAACGCTGACAATCAAACAGTGGCAGTCATTCAAGAAATGCAAACTGATATGCTAACCGAAGTTCGTAAAGAACAAGAGCGTTTGTTTGCAATGGTTAATGCACTGAAAAGACAACGTGCCGATTTAGCTAGACAAGTAGAACAGGCTCGAACTATAAGTCCCGGAAATGTTGAGTATGCCACAAATAAATTAAGACAGTTTGATCAACAATATCCAGAGAGCTTTTTGAATGATTTAGCAACAGATAATTTAATTCAACCTTTTCCTAATATCGTTGCGAAAGAATTAATTCCAGAAAAAACACGCAACCTAAATGCAATACAAGATGATATTAATAAACTAAGTATGACAAACGTTGAACAATACGCAGACCCTGCTTATAAGACTAAGATTTTTGATTTAGCACAAGAGCAAACAAAAATTCTTGATGACTTGATGTCGATGAATCGAAGTTCAAATTATAAAGAAAAGCTTCAAGATTTTAAAGTACCCTCTACAAGTAACCGAGAGGAATTACAACGGATTGGAGAGACAGATACTTATCTACCAAGTAGTTATAATATGAAACAATTAGAATCGTTTCCTCCCATACCTTTTAATAAACAAGCAGACTATGTAGATCTATTAATTAAATCAACAATCAAAGCAGCAAAACAAAAAGGTATTGATCGAGTGGCTATTATGCCTGCCGACATAGGTGCTAACCCTCGTTGGAGTAAAACTACGGATGAAGCGAAAAAGAAGTTTCAAAACTTGTATGACAAAGTGGGTGTTCAACAACTAAAGAACATTGCAAAAAAGTATGATGGTACATTAAATGTAGAAAAAATTATTGATCCCAATAAAACTAATCGTGGTTTAACATTTCTTAATAAAAATCCAGACGGAGAGTTTCAGGTATTAAAACAAACAGAAACTAAAAAAAATTTATCAGATGCTGAAAGAGATGCTTACTATGATGAGGAAATAACTAGAATTGCAAGTGGAGTAAATGAACCAGGTACAATAGTTTTGACTAGAGAAATTTCACCAGGTCAGATGATGGATTACTACCTTGTAGAAGGTCGTGGAGATGCCACGGATGTGGGATATCGTATGATTCCTTTAAAAGAAAACGAAAATGCAGATGATGCACTTATAAAGATTGTGGAATATAACCCTAGCGCAATTGATATGTATACTATATCATTTGACCCTTCCAAATTGGAAGAACCAATGTACTTATTTAAGAAAAAATCAGGTGGAACTATTGATAAAGATAGTTTAGTTTCTATAACAGATATATACGGCGAATATGGTAGATAAATTTAACAGCTCATCACGCAATCCAACTGATATGGACGATGCTAAAGCATTAGGTGCAGGCGGTGATGATAAAATTGATATTGAAGAAGTAGGTAGTCAAATAGAAGTAAATCTATCTCCTGATCAAGTAGAAGATAGTGTAGAAATTATTGAAGATGGTTCTGCTATCGTTGGTGAAGTTGATGTACCTATAGCTTCAGGATTTAATTCTAATTTAGCTGAAATTGTTGATGAAGCAATTTTACAAGAACTTTCCAATGAACTTATTGAAAAAGTAGAAAACGATAGATCTTCTCGTGAAGAGTGGGAACAAGCTTACACGAAAGGTTTAGACCTTCTAGGTTTTAGGTATGAAGAACGCACACGTCCTTTTAGGGGAGCGGCAAGTGTTAGTCATCCTGTATTAGCGCAAGCGGTAACACAGTTTCAAGCAATGGCCTATGTCGAACTTTTACCAAGTGATGGTCCTGTTCGAACACAGGTTGTCGGTGCAAACACAACTCAATTACAACAAGCAGCAGAACGTGTAAAAGATTACATGAACTATGAGATTACTCATGTCATGGAAGATTATAATCCTGAAATGGATCAATTATTATTTCAATTACCTTTATCAGGAAGTGCATTTAAAAAAGTTTACTTTGACGAAGTCTTACAAAGAGCAACATCAAAATTTATTCCAGCAGAAGATATGATTGTACCGTATGGTGCATCTGACTTAGACACTTGTGATCGTATTACACAGATCGTTAAGATGTCTATGAACGATTTAAGAAAAAAACAAGTTTCAGGATTTTATCGAGATGTCGATTTACAAGCTTATGGTGATGATGAGGCAAGTGATATACAAGATAAAAAAGATGAAATAGATGGCACAAATTCAACCAATTATAAAATGGATGACATGTCTGAACTTTATGAAATGCATGTTGATTTAGATCTTGAAGGTTTTGAAGATATTGATCCTAGAGATGGTGAGCCTAGTGGAATTAAATTACCTTACGTAGTAACTGTTGAAAGAACATCTAATAAAGTTTTATCCATATATAGAAACTACAATGAAGCTGATGCTTTAAAAAGAAAGAATGAATACTTTGTACACTATAAGTTTTTACCGGGTTTAGGTTTCTATGGCTTTGGTTTAATTCACATGATTGGTGGTTTGACAAGAACTGCTACAACAGCATTAAGACAATTACTTGATGCGGGAACACTATCTAACTTACCTGCAGGTTTTAAATCAAGAGGTTTAAGAATACGTGATGATGATCAACCTTTACAACCAGGAGAATTTAGAGATGTTGATGCCCCTAATGGTGTAATTCGTGAAGCATTAATGCCTTTACCTTACAAAGGGCCAGATCAAGTTTTAATGCAACTTTTAGGTTTCTGTGTAGATGCTGCAAAACAATTTGCAACAGTTGCTGACATGCAGTTGTCAGAGATAGGAAGTTCACAAACTCCTGTTGGTACAACCATGGCACTAATGGAACGTGGCACAAAAGTTATGTCCGCAGTTCACAAAAGATTACACTATGCACAGAAAAAAGAATTTGAACTATTAGCTAAAATTTTCAAATTGGTTTTACCACCAATGTATCCTTACAATGTTGCAGGTGGACCAAGAGAAATAAAGATACAAGATTTTGATGATAACATAGACATTCTACCTGTTTCAGATCCAAACATTTTTTCAATGTCACAAAGAGTGACGCTTGCACAAAATCAATTACAACTAGCTCAATCTAATCCGCAGATGCATAATCTGTATGAAGCTTATCGAAGAATGTATATTGCTTTGGGAGTAAAAGATGTTGAACAAATTTTACCAATACCAAAAGGTCCCCAACCACAAGATCCTGCTATGGAGCACAGTGTTGTTTTAAAAGGAGCACCTCTTCAAGCTTTCCCTCAACAAAATCATGAACTTCACATAAAAGCACACAGAACTTTTATGTCGTCTGTTTTGGTTAAGTCAAATCCGATGGCGGTTATGAATTTAGCATCACATATCAATCAACACGTTTCGTTACTTGCAACACAAACTGTTGATAAAGCAATGGTTCAAGAAGCGGAAAAATTACGTCAACAATTCGGTGAGCAAGTTCCACCAGAAGCATTACAAGCTTTACAAATGCAGAGAGCTGCAGCTATAGATAATGAAATTGTAAAAATTACTGAGCAAATGGTCGGTGAAGAAGCAGAAGCAATGCAAGATCAAAACATGGATCCTCTTGTTTTACTCAAACAACAAGAATTAGCCATGAAACAAGCTGAAATGGAGATGCAAGCACAGTTAAAAGGTGAAAATCAAGCCTTAAAAGAAAATCAATTTGATTATAAACAAGTTTTAGATGCACAAAAGTTGAAAAAAGACTACGATTTAGCTAATTTACGTGCAGATGTAGCAATACAACGACAAAATCAACAAAATAGAGGTCAAAATGATTAGTTTATTAGCTGGACCAATAGCAGGAATGATTAAAGATGCTGTAACTGGCTTTGTAGAGACTAAAAAGGCAAAATCAGAACTGAAATTAACTGAAATTAAGGCTCAGAAGTCACTTAAAGAGCAACAAATAGCGGGAAAAATTAGCTGGGAGGCTACTGCAGTCGACCAGATGAAGGGATCGTGGAAAGATGAACTAATTTTGATATGTCTTTTGGTTCCAGCCGTGGCAGTATTTATTCCTGGTTGGACACCACATATTAAAGCGGGGTTTGAAGCATTACACTCACTACCTGATTATTATAAACATTTATTATACATCGCATGTAGTGCGAGTTTCGGCATCAAAGGAGCTAAAGGTGCCATGGGTTTAATTACTAAAAAGAAATAATGTGTGAGGGTTGTGATACCTTATGTTTAAAATGCGAATCAATGATGGAGAAGTGCATTAAATGTGATTGTTTGTGCCATTGTGGTACAAGCTGTATGTGTGAATGCGCAATATGTGAACATGAAGAAACAGAGACTAACAAAAACAGTTCCTCCCAAAAAAGGACCGACACCACAAGGGTTGAAAATTAATTATAAAAAGATACAAATAGTTAAGATAACTAAATAAGGATATTCTTAACGATGAAACACACGTATTTTAAAATACCTGGGTGGTTTAATTACTCAGAAACTTACGATATGATTGTTGACCAAATACCCGAAGATGGAAAGATTGTTGAAATTGGATCTTTTCTAGGTAGATCAACACATTACTTAGCTACAAGCTTAATAAATGCAAATAAAGAAAACGTAAAAATTTATTGCGTAGATACTTTTGCAGGTTCATCAGAACACGCAAATTTGGATTTACCTCAAGACTTTTCACACATCTTTAAAGAAAATCTTCAATACTTTATTGGAAGAAATATGGTTATTCCTTGTCAAGGAAGATCAGATGACACAAGTATATTAGAGAAATTTGAAGAAGCTACTATTGATTACATAATGGTTGATGGTGCACATGAGTATGAACCTGTGATAGATGATATACAAAATTGGTGGCCTAAATTAAAACCTGATGGAGTAATGTTTGGAGATGACTATCAACTTCAAGCAGTTTCCGAAGCTGTAAGAATAACTCTTCCAGCAGTTATGGCAGGTGGTTTAGGTGTTAATGGCAGTCAAGAACAAACATGGTATGCGAGTAAGGATCAAACTTATAAATCTTTCGAAAAGACGGTACCTGGTCTTAATTGTCTTAAATGAGTATTTTTGTTCTTCACAATTATCAAAAGGAACTCAAAGGTTTAAAAGAAAATCTCCTAGAAAATCTTATCGTAGGGGTTGAAAAATTTGAGGATTACAAGTATATTTTAGGAAAGATACACATGCTTGAAGCATGCCAACAGGAACTTTCTCGCCTGCTGGAACAAGAGGAGAAAATTGATGACTAAGACGTTATACGTGCCTGATCACGTAAAAGCAAAACTAAACAATCCTTCTAAAGGGATTGATCAGGAGAAAACTGAAATAGATAAACTTCCAAAACCCGTTGGATGGAGAATTTTAGTTTTACCTTTCAAAGCAAAAGAAAAGTCAAAAGGTGGTATTTTACTAACAGATAAAACTATCGAAGACTCACAATTAACTGCATCTGTTGCCATGGTGTTAGCCGTGGGCGATGATGCTTATGCAGATAAAGAAAAGTTTCCTAATGGACCTTGGTGTAAACAAGGTGATTGGGTCGTGTTTGGCAGATACGCTGGTTCTAGAATCAGAATAGATGGAGGAGAAGTAAGATTACTCAATGATGATGAAATACTCGGAACTGTTGATAATCCAGAGGACATATTAACAATACTATAACATGGAGGTACCATGCAAACAGAACTTAACACTGCAAAAGACGAAAAGCTAGTTGATCTTGATACATCAGGTGACGGAGCAGAAGTCGAATTAGAAGATAAGTCTCATGGCGCTGTTTCACCAGAACAGTACGAAGAAGTAAAAACTGAAGAAAAAGATCCTCTGAATCCTGTTGTTGAACAACAAGGTGAAATGGATCAATATTCTGATAAGGTTAAAAAGAGAATAGATAAGCTGACTTGGAAAGTAAGAGAGGCTGAAAGAGAAAAAGAAGCTGCTCTTGTTTTCGCACAAAACGTGCAAAAAGAATTGCAAGACACTCAGAAAAAAACTTATGACATTGACAAAGGTTATATGTCAGAAAGTGAAGTAAGAAACAAAATGGCGTCTGATCTTGCTCGTCAAAATCTTATTACTGCTAGAGAAGCAGGTGATTATCACAAAGAAGAAGAAGCTAGACAAGCTTTAACTAAACTGGATCTCGAAGCAGAAAGAATAAGAGTTACTAAATCTAAAAAAGAACAAGAGTATGAGCAGTTTTCAAAAGAATTAGAAAATAATGCTCAACAAGTTGTACAACAACCTAGACCACAACCCTCTGATAAAGCTTTAGCTTGGGCAGAGAAGAATACTTGGTTTAGATCAGATGCTGATATGACTGACTTTGCTCAAAGAATACACAGAGGCTTAGTAGCAGAAGGATTTGACACAGAGTCAGATGACTATTATGATGAATTGACTAATAGAGTTAAAAACAAGTTTCCAGAGTCTTTTAAAGACTCGGATCAGACGATCAGAGGTAACACAATCGCCCAACCCGTTGCTTCTGCTACAAGGTCTGCAACACCGGGGCGCAAGTCTGTTAAGTTGACCGCTAGTCAAGTGAAAATAGCAAAAAAGTTAGGGGTTCCCCTATCTGAGTATGCTAAGTACGTTTAAGGAGGTACAAAATGACAGATAATAAAACACCAAGAAGTGCACAAACAAGGGTAACTGAGGAACGCAGAAAACCTTGGAAACCACCGTCTCAATTAGACGCACCACCATGTCCTGATGGATATAAGCAAAGATGGCTTCGACATCGTGTCAACGGTATGGATGATACTAAAAACATCAATGCCAGACTCAGAGAAGGCTGGGAATTAGTGAGGTCAGACTCACATACAGAAGGTCAATACTCTGCATACAATGGAAGTATCAAATCTTATGAGGGTGTCATCAGCGTGGGAGACTTGCTTTTGGCAAGAATGCCAGTGGAAACAATTAATGAGCGTAATGCACATTACAAGCGAATGACTGATCAACAGACAGAAGCTTGGGAAACAGATCCACTGCGAGAACAACATCCTAGCATGCCTATGAACGCAGATAGGCAAAGTCGTGTATCTTTTGGTGGCGGAAATAAAAAACCATCTCAAGATACTTAATTATAAAGGAGATGAACTATGTCAAATCAACAAGGAAACTTTGGATTTCGTCCTGTTCAAATGCTTGGTGCAGCTTATAATGGTCAAGGCCAACAAGAGCTGTCAATAGCAAGTAACGAGACAAATTCAATCTTTCAAGGTGATCCAGTTGTATTAAATGCAAATGGATCGATTTCTCGTGGATCTACTGCTGGTGCTGAACTAATTGGTATTTTTAACGGTTGCTTTTATACAGACCCTACAACGTCTAAACCAACTTTTTCAAATCATTATCCAGGCGCCATTGTAGCAAGTGATATCGTTGCTAACGTAATCACAGATCCAGATGTGGTATTTGAAGTCAAAGTAGATGACGCAAATGCTGGACAAGCACAAGTTGGTTCAACAGCTAACATCGCAACATACAGCGCAGGAGATACCACATCAGGTATTTCTGGTGTTGTTCTTGATGGTAGCACGTTTGCAACTAGCAGTGCATCAAACTTCGCTGTGTACGCACTTTCAACAGATGTGGACAACAGCGACTATACTGCAGCTAACGCTAACATTCTTGTTAGAATTAATAAGCATCAGTATAGAGATACTACAGGTATATAGGAGGTTAAACTATGGCTATATCTAGAAGTCAACTCGTTAAAGAGTTAGAGCCAGGTTTGAACGCCCTGTTCGGCTTGGAGTACGGGCGCTATGACGCTCAACATGCAGAAATCTATGAGACAGAAACTTCCGATCGTGCATTCGAAGAAGAAGTAATGTTATCAGGATTTGGTAATGCGAGAACGAAGAGTGAAGGTGGGTCAATTGTTTATGACAATGCGACAGAAACTTTCACAGCACGTTACACACATGAAACAATTGCACTTGGTTTTGCAATCACTGAAGAAGCTGTTGAAGATAATCTTTAT